TACGGAGAGCTTAAAGGCGCTCAGTTTGAAAACGTAGCGACCCTGCCTGCAAACGCACCAGATGGTCGTGTTGTTAGACTTACAACTGATGGCTTCTATTATGTATCAGATGGTACTAACTGGACTAATATAACTGAAAAAGAAGACGATAAAACCGAAAATATCGCTGCTTTAGATATAGATTGGTCGTTAGGTAAGGTCTTTAAGAAGTTTATCGACGTTAATACTGCTTTTACTTTTAGTAATCTATTTGACAGAACAATAACTGTAGTTATAACCGAGACAGATAGCAAGACAGTAACATGGCCTGCTTATGTTGTTTGGGAAGCTGCTGGTGCGCCTACACAGACTGTTTTAAAAACAGACGTATATGAGTTTAAATATGTTGACGGTAATATATATGGTAAAAGGATACGTACAGCTTGCGTTGGTGGCTGGCCTTATGGTTTGTTAGGAGATTTAACTGTAGGAGCTGGTATAACAACCGAACTACCAGGTGGGGAAATATATGACTATGACAATGTAACAGTAGCTGCTACTGGAATACTTAGATTTACAGGGGATACAACTGCTTGGACACGTTTAGGTGTTAAAACAAACATAACAGTTGCCGGAACTATTGAATGTAAAGGAAGTACTGCTGTTGGTGTCAACGCCATTATCACGCCTGATAATATAAGCGTAACAAATACGATAACACAGAAAAACGGTGGGGCTGCTGGTATTGGTGGTTGGCCTTTTAGTCTTGGTGTTGGTGGAGCTGCTGGTGCGCAGTCTGCTGGTAAAGGAGGCGGTGGCGGAGGCGGTGGCTCATATACTGCTGCTCATTATGCTTCTACTGGTGGAGCGGGTGGTTCTGGAACTATTGGTTCCGATGGTACTGGTACTGGTGCTGGTACTGGTGGTGCTTTAGGAGCAACTACTGCGGGTAGTAATGGTGCTGTTGCTCTTGGTGGAAATGGAGGTAAGGGTGATTCAGGAGGCGGTGGCGGTGGTGACGCTCTTGGTGTCAAAGTCGGAGGCGGTGGCGGAGGCGGTGGCGGAAATAAGGGAACGCACGGTAAAAATTTATATATAAGATGTGGGGGTACTTTTGATGGTACAGATGGAACTATAACCGTTGAGGGCAGTAATGGTGTTGCTGGAGGTAACGGTGGTAATGGTGATGCTGCTCTTGGTGGAGCTGCTGGCGGAGGCGGTGGCGGTGGGGCTGGTGGTTCTGCTGGTAAACTCGTTATTCGTCTAGCTAACGCACCTTGGTCTGGTGGAGATGTTGCTCCTACAATGACTGTGACAGGTGGTGGTGCTGGGGCTGGAGGTACAAAGGGTGTAGGTTTTGTACACGGAACTAACCCCCCTGCTGATGGTTCAGCCGGAACAGCCGGAGACGCAGGAAGTACAGACGTCCTTATTTATCCATAGGAGACAAGATGATTATAAGATGTAATTGGATATGTGATTTGTTGAACGATTTAAACCGCTTTAAAATAGACGGCGTTATTCTATTTCCTTTTATAATATTAAGAGATGAGGTTGATGACGTTCTAATCAATCACGAAAGAATACATTTTGAGCAACAGATAGAAACACTTATTATAGGGTTCTATGTTATTTATGTCCTGCATTATTTATACAATAGATTTAAGTACAGCCACATGAAAGCATATCATAATATTTGTTTTGAAAAAGAAGCCAATAAGAACCAGCATAATTTGAGATATATGTACAAAAGAAAGATATTCGCTTGGCTAAAGGAGATTTGACATGATAGTTTTAGGGTACGGATTTATATTAAACGACGCTGGTGATGAGAGTTCAACCGCATGGATGACTAATACTAATACTAACGCCCAGCTATTAAACGACCATACCCACGACGGAGTAAACTCGTCTCTTATTACCTCCCCATCATTTATTAAAACCAGCCGAGATGTTGACGCAAGTGCGTGGGTATTAGTAGGGGTGGGGATATATTCCCAGAATGTTACGATGCCTCTAGGGTTTGAGTTTAATAATGTCCTTATGCAGTTTATTATAACCGCAGGACCTGCGGTTAATGAGCTTTGGTATCCTGTAGTTATTAGGACAAGTATAAGTACTTTTGATATTTTCTCTAATGATAATACTATAGAGTTTACGGTGAGGTATGTTTAGTGGTCATATCCGATTTCAGTGGTGGAATAACCGATAATATTAAGTTAGGCAAGGAAAACCAAGCCGAGAGATTAGACAACTTTCTAATATCTGACGAAGGTGGTTTGCTTAAACGTCCTGGTTCTAGGGTTATAGATAATACTAACTTTTGGATACCAAATAATAAAGCCTTAAGATATTTAATAGAAGAAGGTGACAAATTTGCCCTGTCAGCAAGGCATATATATAACATAGGTAGTCCAATCACCGAACTTAAGGGACCTACCAATAATCAAGCCTTTGATGTTGGATTAGAAATCAATAAATTCTCTCATACTCTGTGGCAAAATCACATACTATTTTCAAACAACGCTTATGCCAAGCCGGTAAAGGTTTATAAAGATGCTGTTGGTGTATGGCAAGTAAGGACAGCAGGGCTTCCTAGAATTGACATATCTGCGGTTATTGCCACGCCTAGTGCTGGTGCTGGAGCCAATTCGTATCTATATGCGTTTTGTTACTTCTACCAGTACAATGTAGGCAGTGTGGTGTATGAGGATTTTGGTGGTGTAGAGTATGTGACAGTAACATCGAACGGTGCGCTCAGTGGAGCTAATACTGTAGACTTTACCATTCTACCAGTTTTGGCTAACGGAACCACTCTTAACTACGACATGACTACACTTAAAATATATATATACAGAACAGAGGATGGCGGGACTGCATCATATAAGGTTGGAGATGTTACTAACGCAACGACTACTTTTACGGATAACATGACAGACGCAGATCTTTTAGCTGAATTATCCTTATATGCCGAGGGTGGGGTACTTGATAATGACGAGCCACCTTTGGCTAAGTATGTTGCTGTCGTTGAAGGAACAGGGTATTACGCTAATATAAAGGAAGCCGGAGAGGAGAAGGGCTTTAGACTAAGACTTTCTAAAACTGGTGATATTGACAGTTGCCCAGAGGATTCATATAAAGATTTCGATTCAGATATTACAGGACTGTCATACATAAGAACATTCCCAATAGTATTTGCTAAAGATAAATGCTGGAGAGTTGAGGGCGTGTATGCAGATGATGGCTCAGGAACGGTTGTAAAAACTCTTATTTCTTCTACAATAGGGTGCGAATCTAATAATTCTATTATCCAATTAGACGCAGGGCTAGTATTTGCCAGCAACCAGGGCTTTGCCTATACAGATGGTTATAGGGCGTTTTTAATCTCAGATAGTTTTCTTAAGACTTATCAGAGTTTAATAAAAGACGGCAAGGGTGAGTCTATAGTATCTGCTTATGACAAGGTTAATGGCTTAGTTTATTGGGCTTGTGCAAGTGGGACTGAAAATGACACCCTGTTCGTGTTGGATGAAAAGAAAGGGATTAGGGGCGAGAGTTGTTTTACCACTTGGTCTAATCCTTCTATATTTTTTCCAACTGCTTTGTTGGTTGATAGTAGTGGGGATCTTATAAGAGGAGATAAATACGGGATAATATATAAACACGATTGGCTATATAGAAATGATACAAGGCCAGAGTTTACAGGTGTTATGCCTGTTGATTGGAGCAACAAACATATACCTTACGATTATATTTCAACTGAACTTTTTGCAGGCACAAAAGAAGCCAAAAAGTATGGTGGAAAGATAATGGTTAGGATTAAGAACATAAGTGATGTTTCGGTCCTGGTTAGTAGTGCTAATAACGGGTACAAGAACTTTTCGACCATGCCAGAAATCAGACGTAGAGACGGAATTATTTGGGGCGGTAGATATATTCCCTGGGGAACGCCAGGGTTTGAATGGCTCAATACGGAAGACATTGAAGAAATCCGATATTTCCCTGCTGGTGGTAACGTAAGGTTTTATACCAAGCAAGTCAGAATAAGCCCTGCTTGGACAGAGATAGAAAAGAGTGACGATAGATGTACCGCTACAGTTGATGATACTGCAACACCAATGAGGGTGACTCTCGACACGCCCGCTGATTATGATTGGAACACAGATATAAAAGGATACTGGATATACTTTGAAGATGACGATTATGTTCAGGGATACGAAGTCACAGTACGAGAAGATGGTGATAATATTTTAATGGCAACACCTGTTGCTCCGCCTAGTGGTGGAAGTAAAAAGTGGCGTGTTATGGGATATGCCAAAAATGAATTAATAGAAATCCCTTCTTATTCAATCTATACCGCAGTTCTTGGCAACAAATTCAAGCCATATAATACAGAAGATAGTGGTGGAAACGTATGATAAACCTAGACCTTAATCCTCTTATTAAAGAAGGTGAGGTTGATAGTTTTATCTTACAAGAGCTTTTCAAAACTGTACAAGATTATCTAAACGGCGGTCAGGAGACTGGCGGTGGTATTGGTGATGTTTTAGGCCCTGCAACAAATACAAACAATAACATACCTCAATGGGACGGTGTTGATAGTAAGACTTTGAAAAACGGGCTGGCTGTACCAGTTGGCGGTCTAGCGGTTCCAGCAGGATTTACAGGTGCTTGGGCAGGAGCTGACATTCCTACTGGATATTTGGATTGCGATGGTAGTGCAATTAGTAGAGCAACTTATGCAGCTTTATTCGCAGCGATAGGGACTGTTTGGGGTGCTGGTGATGGAAGTACAACTTTTAATATACCAGATTTAAGGTCAGCAACATTAAGAGGAGTTGGAACTCCTACGGCTTTTGTAAGTAACACAGTTATTGCATTAGCTACAAAAGTTGATGATAAAGGACAAGGGCATTCTCACGAATTAAGAAACTATGGCGCTGGTGGGAAGAACTGGATGGGCGCTGGTGGCCACATTATACCAGGGGCTTTAACAGGTATAGCTGGTTGTACTGCAAATCCAGCAGGGCAAGGGTACGTCGGAATATACAGCCCGTACACTGACGGGACAAACGGAACCCCACGTACTGGTACTGAAACATCAGGTAAGGCTTACGGCGTACATCATATTATAAAATATTAGAGAGGTGATTTATGATAGGTTATTGTTATTCAAGTGAAACTAAAGAGTTTGTGGGAGTAGTGGATTTACAACTTGACCCATTAGAAAGTAAAAAAGCTGATAAAAATATTTATATGTATCCACCTAATACAACATTAACAAAACCTCCTACTTTTACAGATAAGCAATTTATAAGATTTATAGATGGTAAGTGGATAGTAGAAAATATACCAGAACCAGAAAAACAACCAGAACCTAAACCACCAACAGAAGAAGAACTTTTGATACAGCAAGAAGAACAGATGATATATAATGAAACTAGAAAAATTGCGATAGAAAGACTTGGTGATAAACTCACGGTAGTAAAAAAATAAGTAGACGAGGTAAAATAAAATGGCAGAGTGTAGAAAGGCACGATACGAAAAGGAAACCGACTACCTAAAAGAAAAGGTTATAGAAATCCTAGCCAAGGAGTTTGCAAACGAGCCTATAGTAAAGGCATGGCTAGATGGCAAGGACAAGATACGGGAGGAAGTAAAATAATGCTTGCTTTTATAGTGTTTTGTATGGAAAATAATAACTATCCCTACACCCTTTCTAGCCAGAAAGTAATCTCCAAGGAGTGTGCTTAATGGCAAAAACCAGACAAGAAATTAGAGAGAAGGTACAACTAGAACTCGATTTACTATCCACAAGTGGTAGTTACGTCAAGGGTTCTGGATTTATAACACCGGCCGAAATCAACGGACATATATCCGATAGCGTAAAATTAGTCGCATCATATATACATAATTTATATGAAGATTATTATTTTACGATTGGGTCTATATCGTTGGTGGCTGGTACTTCCGAGTATCCATTACCAGCAAATATGTACGTTAATAAAATACGAAGATTGCTTTATGATAACAACTCAGACAAATACAAAATAAACCGCTTACATAATATAGACGAAATTCCTTACATAACTTCTGCTGATTACTATAGGTATAGGCTGGTAAATAACGGCCTTACTGAAGTGGTAAAACTTTATCCTAACGCAAAGGCTACAGAGGCCGATGTGGTTCAGGTTTATTATTACAGGCGACCTAAAGAACTAGCATTAGACGCTGATGTATTAGATATTCCAGAGGAGTTTGATAACGTGGTTGTCAGTGACGTTAAGTTTCGGTGTCTTAGCAAAGAACCCGACAACCCGTCACTACAAATAGTTAAGACAATGAGAGACGAACAGATTGGTCAGATGTTGGCTACACTCGGAAAGAGAGTCCCTGACGACACGACAGACATCAGACCCGATATGAGTTTTTATGACGAGTCGATAGCATAGCGAGGTAATCATGGCATATTATACAAGTGATGGAGCAAAAATAGAATTTATAGGGTATCCAGTTCCGCGTGCCACAGTAAATGGCCAGCCACTTTTAACAAAGGACGGTAATCCAAGACCTATTTCTGAACAAGATTTCGGAACATTTGCAGAGTCGCTTGGTGCTTACCCCGACGCAGAAAGTCTAAACGAAGCTAGGGGCCAAGGATATACAGGGCAGACAGCAGAGGAAACAGCAGCCAAGGGTTTTGGCGAAAGAGAAATGGAAGATATGCCTGGGTATGATTCTCAGATTGACCCTGCAACTGGCCTTCTAAAATCCCCATACCAAATGACAGACCCTGATAGTATTCTTGGTGAGTACAGAGATATAGTGGAACAGTACGGACTACCAGGCTTGGAAAAAGCCATGGGTGGTGCCGACGAACTAGCCGGTATAGCAAGAGACACTGGATTCTCTCCTTACGCAACTGCTCAGATGGAACAGCAGAGACTAGAGGAAGCGGGGCAAAGAGACACACTACAAGACCGAATAGCAGGCGCTAGAGCGACAGGCTTATCAGGACTAGCAAGTTCTGGTGGGTACGACTCAGGGGCAAGAGAGAGAATGATTAGGGGTACTGGTGTTTCTGGGCTATTTGCTGGTCAGAACATAGCCAGGGGTGGAGCAGAGAGTAGAGCAGGGATTGGAGCAAGTGACGCTGCTTATAAACAAAACCTATTGTCTAGCCTACCTGGTTTGTATTCAGGTCTTGCAACAACAGGAACAAGTATGTGGAATCCATATCTACAACAAGCAACTACGGAACAGCGTTACGGTCAGGATACTAAACAGTTTAATATAGATAAGGCTCTAGCAGAAAGAAGTGGGGCTAGAGGGTTTGAATTAGACAAGTTCAAACTACAGAAACAGTTACAAAGTAGCGCTAGGCAGAGTTACGCAGAAAGTCCAAGCCCATATAGTTTTCAGTCAGACTTATACACATAGGAGAAAGAGATGGTTAGAGAAACTACAGTCAACGACATAATAAACATCAAGGGGTTTATATTGCCAGAGATTGAAAAAGAAATAACAGCTACAGGTGGCAGTTCCGCACATGATGAGCTTATTAATTACTGTAAAGAGTCTGATGTGACATATACATTACTAGCAGACAAGATACCTGTGTGCGTATTTGGTGTTATGAATATTGACGGCAAAGGATTAGTTTGGTTTTTTACTTCTACAGAAGTGTATAAGTATCCAATAGCTTTTTATAAAGCATGTAGGAATTTCTTAAAAGAAATTTTAAAGAACTACAGCAAGTTGTTCGGTCAAGTATCACAGGACTTTAAGAAGTCTATTAACTTTTTTAAAAGGCTCGGTTTTACTATAGCCAAAGAAATACAGTGCAAAAATGAATTAGGTTATGAATTAGAATTAGGAGGTAAATAATTATGCCTTGGATGATACCAGTAGGAATGGGAGTAGCCGGTGCAATTAAAGGTGGGCTGAGTGCAAGGTCGGCAAACAAAGAAGCTGAGAAGCGAAACAAAGCGAGAGCTATGGGTATTAAGTTCTCCCCGTGGACAGGATACAAGGCCGGAGAAAAAGCCGGTGGCGTTGATACTATGGGAGCTGTCCTTGGTGGTGGAATGACCGGTGCACAGGCTGGTATGGAAATATCAAGTGCTATTGCAGCTCCAGGTATAGCAACAGCCGAACTAGCTGAGAAGAAACGCTTTAATGATTTCCTTATGAATTATTATAGTAAAGGTGGAGATACTGGTGGAGGCGGGTATAACGGTTATTCACTAAATCCTAGTGGGTTTAATTTTAGGAGTTAATAATGGCAAATATAGCATTGTACATGAAACAGATACAGGGCGACCAAGCGAGAAAGAAAACTGAACAGGATAGGCTTCTAAGAGACATAGAGTCACGCCAAAAACAAAGCCAAGTCACACGCCCGATGGCTCAGTTTATAGATTTTATATCTAACGTAAACCCTTATAAACAGGGAGCGGATTTAACCAAAGACCAGACTAAAGACATAGACGAGCAAAGAATAAACGCAGCTCGAGCCGGATATACAATGCCAGATAATAAAGATATGTTGGCCCTACTTAAGATGCAGAGTGCTGAAAAAATAGCTCAAACAAGATCCGCTACAAGTAAGGGCATAGAACAAGATTTTAAACGATATGACAGAATAGAAAGGGATATTAAAGAACTTGAAACAGACATGGACAAGAAGTCTCTTGCATATAGCTCGCTAGACAATGCTCTTGCCTCTGGAAACTTGTCAGAGTTTACAAACCAACTTGCAACTATAGCAAAAGGGTTAGGTAGTGAAGTATCGAGATTGACAGAGCAGGACGTAGACAGAGCTGTTGCTAGAACTGCAAGGGTGGATTTCGCTAAACTAAGGGCTTACTTTGCTGGCGATCCAAACGTAAAAATAGGCGATGAATACATTACGTCATTAAAGCGTGCTATTGATAGAGGTAGGGTTAATACTTACGAATTTATTACAAAAATGATTGATGGCAAAAAAAGAACACAAGCAGCCCAGCCGTATATGAAAGGGTATATGGGTGAAGATAGATTGGGTGGGGTTTATACACAAACTAAGGATAGATATAGAAACGTACTTGGTGTTACTGATGAAATAGAAGGAAAATATAACGCCGTTAGGCAGATAAAAGAAATTAAAAAGAGCTTTCCAAATCTATCAAGTGACGAACGAAATCAAGCCATAGACAACATTATAAATCTAAGAATGACTCACAGAATAACACCAGAGGATGATTAATTATGGCTTTTGAAAATTTAACATTCAGTCCTTATAGTTTTGGTGGTATTAGGCGTGAGCCAACACCAGAAGAAATAGAAGTACAAAAAATAGCAACAGCCAACCAGAACCCACTAGCCATTTTTGATGTTCTAAGGGGATTGGCTGTTACGTCTAAAAAACTTGTGACAGGTGAAGGTGGAATTAGTAATCTTCGTCCTGCTGAATTAAATAAAAAGGCATTAGAGATGTATATGCAAGCCCTAGCCGGACAAACTCCAAGCGAGGGATTAGCCAAGGACTTTGCTATGGACCCTCTTGTATGGTCTGGAGTTGCCCCACTTTTAAAAGGTGGTTCTAAGGGGGCCGTCTCTTTAGTCAAAGATCCTAAAGCAAGCTATAAAGCTGTGCAACGTGGACTTAAGGTTATACCAAAATATTATAGAGAAGCGATGGCTGAAGTTCCTAAAACAAAAGAAGCTGTTGTAGATGCCTTCACAAAGTTTTTGGGTTCTTCTAAAAAGTTAAGTGCTAAAGCTATGCAAGGTCTAGCCGAGATGCCCGCAAATATGCTAGACGATCTTTACAAAGGTGCTGGTATAGGAACTACGGTAAAGACTACCTCTAAAGCAGCTACACCTATCGGCGCTGTAGGAGATGACCTTGGTAAATACATCGAGCGTGTACCCTTTAAGCACGTTGACGCAGAGGTACTACGCAAGGTTTCAACAACCAGCGATGTTGCGATAGGTAAACGTCCTTTTAGTGAACTAGCCAATAAGTACAAATTCTCAGGTGAACATGGTAAACTATACGGTCAAGTCAGAGGAAAAATAGATGACCTAGTTAAGACTAACGAGAGTCTTTTTAAAGAAGCTGATTTTACTACTCGTGTTTTTCGTAAAGAAGAACTAATAGATACAAAAGCGTTTAGCAAAGCTATGAAAAACTTGGGCGATGAATCCCGATATGGTAAGTCATTAAAAACTGGAGCAAAAGCTGACGATGCTGCGCAGATCTTGACTAATTGGCAGGACAGTATCCCAGACAATTTAACACTTGATGAAGCTAGAAACTACCTCGGTGCATTAGCAGACAACTCTAGGGAGTTCGGCCTTGAAGGTGGTAAGAATCTTTTTGATTCCGCAGCTAAACATATTGCAAAAGGAACAAAGGATAATTATGTTAGAGCTATAGAGAAAACCTATGGACCAGCAGTTGCCAAACAGCTTCGTGGAAGAAACAAAGAGCTGCAAGTGTTAATAGAGGCAATAGACCCAATACTAAAAAAGACAAAATCAGAAATAAAAAGAGGCGCATTAACAGAAGTTGATAATATGTTGCTCGGTCTCGCTGGTGGTAGAATATTATCAGGTGGACCAGCCCTTCCTCTCGTTGGAGCTATAACAGCCAAACTTGGAAGTCGAATTATATCAGGTTCTCCACAAGTCGGCCGAGCCATAAGTGCGTTTGCAAAGACAGGCTTACCCGAAATAGCCACTCTAAGAACAGCCACAACACTAGGCGCAGATAGAGAAAAACAATATGCAGACCCTATAGAAAAAGAGATAGAAATAAGAATG